GTCGCCATATTTCTGACCGCGCCGATGATTGTACTAACCGCGCCCGTAACCGCTGACACCATCTGCCCGAACAGCGTGATGATCCCGTTGATCACGTTGGATACAGCGTCTGGATGGCCGTCCATGCGCCCGCAAAGTCGCCCTTCAGGAGCGCAGCGATGAACTTAAATGCGTCACGCAGCGTCGTCATCAGAACCCTGGCGACGGTGATAACGATGGGGATGATGTAGGCTTTAATAAATTCGTACCAGGGGATTAGGACGTTCTTCAGCAGGAACGTGACCACCGTGCTGATGATTTTGATGGCGGGCTTCAGCGCCTCGGTCAGGGCGATCACCACCTCCTCGACCAGGGGCAGCAGCTTTTCCTGAAATTGCGCGATCAGATCATTCCAGATACTGAGCAGTAGCGGCAAAACTTCCTCGCCCAAAATCCTCAGGATGGGGCTGAGTCCTTCGAGCAGCGCGGCCACGAGTGCCTGAAGCGGCTCCTGCAATCGGCCCATCGTTTCCCCGATGGCCGTGAAGAGCGATTGCACAGTTTCAAATATCGGCACGTTGTTGGACAGTCCACCCGTGAAGAGGTCCATCGGTGCGAGCAGGCTCTGAACATTCTCGACCAGGCCCTTGATGCCCTCGACGAACTGCATGATGAACGGGACAACCAGATTAAAAGCTGCCGGTAACTTCTCGGCAATGGCCGACACAATCGGCGTGATCACTGGCAGGATTTGAAGCCCGACCTGGATCAGCCCCGACTTAAACGATTCGCGGACGCGGTTCATCTGGAACTCGAACGATTCGCTCATGGTGCCAAAGGCCGTGTCTGCTGCCCCTGCGCTGTTCCTCATACCCTCCATGTTCTTGCCGAAGGCATCAGCCTGCGCCCCCGTCACACCCAGGACGCCCTGCACGCCCTCGATGCTGCCCAGTAGCTTGGTCATCTCGGCCACGCTACCGCCCGTCGCCTTGCTGACGATGTCCGCTGCCCCGGCGAACCCGACCTGCTTGACAGCGGCCTCACCTGATGCGAATCCTGCCGCCTCGAATATCGCCGTCAGTTCCTCGCTGGGCTTGGTCAGGCTCTGGATGGCTGACCTGATCTGCGTGGTGGCGACGGTGGTGGCCGTACCGCTGGCCGTCATGGTCGCCAGGGCCGCACTCACCTCAGCAAACTCGACCCCAGTGGCGTTCGCAAGCGGGGCGACGTTGGCGATTGAACTAGACAGCTCCTCGAAGTTTGTCTTGCCAGCCTTCACGGTAGCGAACATCAGATCGGCGGCTTGTGTCGCTGATAGGTTTTGGCTGGCAAATGCGTTTACGACACTTGAGATGCCGTCCACCGCTGTCTCGGCATCGGTCACGCCCGCAATGGCTGCCTTGGATGCCGTTTCAAGGAAGGCTAAGGCGTTCTCAGGTGGCACGCCAGCGCTGATAGCTTGATACAAAGCGCCGGTGGCTTCCGTCGCATCCACGCCCAAGCGCCGTGAGAGGTCTAAAACACCCTGCTCCAGCACCTTCATCTGGTCCGCAGGCACGCCCAGGGATTCGACTTCTTTCATGGCCGCTTGGTAACCCTGCGCCATTTTCACGGCGGCAACGGTGGCCCCAGCAGCAGCCACGCCCAGCGCAGCCACGCCGACGGCCCCGACCCTGGCGAGCTTGCCCAGCGATCCGCCGACCTTGCCGAACGTCCCGCTCGCCTTGTCCTTGGCGTTGATGACAATGGATAGGTCGGTTTGCCCGAACGCCATGCTACGTCCTCGCCCTGGCGTCGCGCTTGGCCCACCGCTCGCGGGTCTGGTCGGCCTCGGCCTTGGATGTCAGTAGCACGCGCAGCGCCAAGCCCGCACGGGCGGGCATCTGGGTCACGTCCTGCCAGCTAAGGCCAAGCTCCTGCATCAGGTACACCTCGGACAGTTCATCCGGTATCGCCGCGCCACTCAGGAAGGCCCTCTCGGCGGCGCGACTCCATTTCCCTGTTCCTCTTTACTCAGGACGCTGCGCCCTGCGATCTCGGCAAACGCCCATTGCGCCGTCGGCTCATCCAGCCGGTCGATGGTTTCCGGGGTCACCGGGTCGGCATACGACCAGGCCTTGACCCCGGCGTGCAACACCGTGGCAACGTCCAGCCCATCAGCAGGGTCGGGTGCCGTAGCGGCCCCGTCCTGCTGCGACTGGATGCCGCGCAGCGTGTCGGCGCTGAACATCGCCGCCTGCTTGATGGCCTCCTCGGTCTTGATGCGCCGTGCGGTTTCCAGATCGGCCCACGTCAGCGGGGCAATCTCGACCCACTCGCCCTCCTCGTGCGGTACGTCCACCCGCTGCCGGGTGGTTTCTGCTACTAGTCCCATAAAATCCCTCCTTCTATGGACTACGGGAAGCTGGCCACGTTGTTCTGAACCAGGTAGTTCACGTCGATGGCTCCGGTCGGATCGTACTGGCTGACCAGGTGCATCGAGACGACGCTATTGCCATCACGATCTGCACCCAGCTCCTCCATCGAGTCATCGGCGTGAACGAAACAGCCTCGCATCTTGATGAAGCGGTTGAGGCCGGTATCCGGCGACTGAAAGGCTCCGCCTTGCAGAAACAGTTGCAGGAACCGCAAGCCGCCAGAATCCTTCTTAGCCATCTCGGTTTCGACGAAATTGGACGCGCCCGTGTCGTAGGTGCATTCGATGGTGACATCAGTAGTTCTCGTGACCGGCTCAACGCCCGAGAACGAAAGATCATCCCGGTTGTCGAGGTAGTACTGGGGTATCACGAACGGCGACTGGCCGAGGGTGAATCCGTAGACTTGCCCGGAGATGCTGGTGTTCCCAATGTTCGCCCATGTGTCGTCCATCTGGACCGACCAGCGGAGATTCGATGCGAACGAAAGCGTGGGCAGGGCGATCCCGCTGGTGTACGTCACGTCACTGGACTTACGAGCATCCATCGACCATGTGATCTGCGGCAACGCTTCAACGCCCCCGGTGATCTCGAAGCTGCCGGTGAAACCGTATGCAGCCTCGACGGCCTGCTTCGTGGAACCGTCATCCGCGACGAACTCAAGCGTGTAGCTGTCTATAGCCGGGGCAGTTTGCGATGGCGCGAAGGTCCATAATCTGGCTTCGCCCGAGCCGGGGCTGGACGGGGTTACCCCGGATTTCACGCCTGAAAGCAGAGGTAGCAGAATCTGCTCGAAATCAAGATCGGTGGCGATCTCAAGCTGGCTGTGTTCGCGTGTAATTTTCGGGGCTTTCACGCCTCGCGCCAGCGTCCCGGATAACTGCCCGTCGAACATCTCCTGCCCCTGCTGCTGCCGGTATGTGACCGACTTGGTGAGGATGCGCCGAGTAGCTGCAACAGCAGTACCCGCCGTCGATTCCTTCCCAATCTGGATCAGGGTTAGCGGTTGAATTGCTGCCCCCATTATTCATCTCCTTCGGCCTTCTTGGCCGTTGTTTTCTTGTACAGGTCGGACGCTTCCACGGCCTCCTGAATACCTAACTCTTTAACCTCTTTGGCGCTGAGGTCACGCGCTGGCACGCCGGGGATGAATGCCCCGTCGCCCACGTATTTCCAAGCCATCAATAGCCTCCTAGCTGATTGATACTGCGTCCTTGATCTCTACATCCATGAACAGGTCCAAGCCGATGTAGTCAATGCCCGCCCAGTTCAGAACGGCCAGCGTCGGATTCCCGCCGCGTAGGACGGTCAGGTTGCAGCTTCCGCCCAGTTGCACGTCGGCGTTCTGCGCCGTAATCAGGGCGTTCATGTAGCTACTGGCGATGTCCGCCGCCTGGTCCTGGTCGGCATCCAGAACGACTAACTGCATTCGCACCGTGTAGAACAGAATGCGAAGCCCTACATCTAGCTCCTGGTTCTGGAGCGTCCAGTTATTCAGGAAGCAGGGCGTGTCGGGTAGGGCCGACGCCATTGGGGGCATGTACTTATAGGCCCGCAGGATGCTGCTACTAATCGGCGCGGTGATGCTCAGGCCTTCTTGCAGGCTTACCACGTTGGTCATGACGGTGCGAATGTCGCCCATTACTTAGACCACCGCTTCGCAATATCGTCGCTGGCCCGTCTGACCATGCTGGGCATCTTGAACCGGATGGCATCGACTGCGGCCTTCATAAAGAACCGGCCCTTGATCCCGCGCTTGCCGATGGCCCGCGCCACCACGTAGGCGGCACTCTGGGGCTTGCCGTGCCTGCGAAGCCAACCACGCAGGGCGTTAGGCGGTGGCATCCGCTTCCCCTTACCTCGGCCCAGTTCCACCGGCACGGCATAGGCCAGGTTGGAGAAGATGCGGGCGCTCATCGGCCTGGCATCACTGTGGATGCTGCGCTTCAATGCCCCGGTATCGCGTGGCGCTCTCTGCTTGGCGGTGCGCTCGCCGACGATGGCGATGTCCTCCATCAGGGTCGCAACGGCCTTCTCATAGGTGCGCGGGGCGAGCTTGCGGCGCAACTTGTCCAGGCCCTCGACTTCAATGTTGATCGTGGTCATTAGAACAGCGACCGCTTGGCATAGACCGCCATCAGTGCCGTGACGATTTCCTGGGCCTGTCGGCTGGTTTCTAGAACCGTCTCGGCCCCCACGTTGACCGACCGGGTGGCCCGTGGCGTCTCCAGCCTCAAGATGCCTGTTAGCTGGACGCACGCGGATTCGATGGCTGACGGCACGCTGGGCCAGCCGAAGGTCGCCGTGACCTCGACCCGGTGCTGCCCCCACAGGTTCTTGCTGCTCCAGGACGGGATGAAGATTTCGGTGTAGGGCGCTGGCTCGGGGCCATCGGCGGCGTTCAGGGGTCGCAGTTCATAGTCGGTGCTGGCCCAGGCAGACTCGTCGGAAAAGGAACCATCATCATCGGCATCGACCTTGATGCTGGTCAGCGTCACCATGTCATCAATGAACAGTGACTTGGGCTGGTTGCTCAGGTCAGTCGCCCGGTAGATGCGGGCCACGGCGCTGGCATCGGTGGTGAAGAACCGCCCCAGCCGACGTTCCATGTACCGCGAAATCGCGGTCAGGTCGGTGAGGACTTCCGCATCCTCGCCAGTATCAGATTTGGATATCAAACCGCGATAGGTCGCGGCTGTCGCATAAGCGTCGGTGACTGCCACTTGCTGACTCCCGCATAGGCGTTAAAGCCAGCAACCGACGTGCAGGG